AAGCTGATGCAAATAAGAAACTATCTGAATCAATTACGGATAACTTAATCCGTATGAAAGAAGCGGAAGCTCGTATGAAGCACGGCTGGGTTGAAGTGCAGACCTCTGGTGATGTGATTACAGACACTGGAAAATAGCTAACAAAAAAGCCAGCACTGCTCGTACTGACCGTGGTTATACCTAACTACATTATATCACAGAAAGGTATGAGCAGATGACTTTTTTTCCAGAAATCGACGAAAAACAGACAATTAGAAATGCTAAGAGAAAACTAAGAGAATATCCACGTTGGAGACGAATCGCAGGCGATGTCAATGGTCAAAAAGTCACTGCTACCTACTCCTTTGAACCAAGACAATCGCATGGCTCTCCAAGTCGTCAAGTGGAGAAACTGGCTATCAATCGGGTGGATGCAATAGCTGAATTAGAAGCTATTGAGTACGCTGTGGGTCATTTATTTAATCTGTACCAACGGAAAATACTTTATGAACTGTACTTGGTCAAACACCCAAAATCCAACTTAGAACTAGAGGAAGAGTTGGGGTACGAGAAAACACGCTATCATGAAATTGTAAACAATGCTTTGTTAGCTTTTGCGGAACTCTATAGAAACGGAAGTTTAGTTGCTCTAAGCGGAAAAATAGCGGAATAACAGTGGAGTTTCTAGACCATTTTTGATGATAAAATGGTAGTGTCGAAAGATTGGGTCAGGAAGCGTACGACGCCCTGGCTATTCGGGAACATAGCTCAGTTGGAAAGAGCATACGATTTCTAATCGTACGGTCGCAGGTTCGAGTCCTACTGTTCCTGTTGCATTTTATGCAAAAATTCCATATTTTTATCAAAAAAGCCGGACACACTATTGTGTAAAGGCTTTTTTAGTAGTATTATTAAATTGATAAAATGTATGGAGAGATTAAATATGAGTTTAGAAGCTGAAAAAAGGGTTACTTTGCATATTTCCGGTACATCCATGGATGATGAAAAGGGTTATGAGTTAAAATATCTTATAAAATCGTTGCAAAATTTTGAGAAGTTATCACAGAAAACATACTTATTTTTAACGAATCAGAATAGAATGACGACAGAGAATTCTGAAGATTTTAGAATCTATATAACAGATATTAGAGCTGGATCTTTTAAAGCAGATATTATTCTTTTTTGCCAAACTTACATATTACCGTTGGTTCCTATGGTTGGGGAGCATGGGGATTTGATTTGGGAATGTATTTTGAACTCTTTCGATTTTTTAAAACGAGTTTCCGCAGCTAAGAGGGAGGGAAAAAGTGTGCATATTGAAAATAATGGAGATAAGGCAGTCGTTTTTGTAAATAATGGCAATGATGTGACGGTCAATTATTATGAATATCCAAATTATGTGCCAGAATTAGGAAAGCAGTTAGCGCCGAACTTTACAGAGTTAGCTAAAGTTATCAATCCCAAGGTGGAGACTGTTAATTTTGCTTCTGACATGGGAGAGCTGACATTAGATTCTAATAATGCGAAATTATTTGAAAAACGGTCCTATCTGACGGAGGAGACGTTTGAGATAGTTGGTGAAATAACAGTGTTAAACTCTCATAGTTATACAGGTAAAATAAAAATATCAGATAACCAATCGTTCGATGAGGACGAATATAACTTTGAAGTCGCAAAAGATTTACGATACCCAGAATTTTTGCAATCAGGGGTGTTGCATAAAGTTAGTTATATTTGTTGCAAAAAGATAGTTTTTGATCCGACCAGTCCATTGAGCGAGAAAATAGTAGGAGTTAGAATTTTAGAAAAGCTATAGAACGCATTTAGTCACACGCCCGTGTGGCTTTTTTGATTGGAGGTGGTGGAAAATTGACGAAACTGACGTTAAAACAGAAACGCTTCGCAGATGAGTACATCATCAGCGGAAATGCGACAGATGCGGCGATTAAAGCGGGATATGCGAAAAAATCAGCCGCTGTAATTGGAGCAGAAAACCTAATAAAACCTAATATCAAAACTTATGTAACCGAACGAACAAAACAACTCGAAAGTAGTAAAATAGCTACTGCAATCGAGGTTTTGCAGGTTCTAACTTCTATACTTAGGCAAGAGTTGACGGAAGAGGTTGTTACTCTCAATCCTGCAACGGGTGAGTATGTTACTATACACAAAAAGCCTAGTATAGCAGAGGTTATAAAAGCTGCTGGAGAGGTATTGAAACGCTACCCTATTCAAGAACAACTTGAAAAAATCAAGCAGGAGAATGAGTTATTGCGTCTTAAAATCGAAACTATCAAAGGTGTTCAATCGGATACGCACTTGATGGAGAAGCTGTTGGAGATAATCGATGGTCAGGATTAAAAAATTATCCGCAAAACAAAAGGACATCATCAGACGTCCTTTTAATTATGAGTTAGAAGTCAATGAGGGTACGCCTCGAAGCGGAAAAACAACAGCAGGTCACTTTCGATATGCTAGATATTTAATTCAGAGTGAAGATGAGAATCATTTAATCGCCGCATACAATCAAGAACAAGCATACAGACTTTTTATCGATGGCGACGGAACTGGTCTTATGCACATCTTCAACGGGAATTGTTGGATAAAACATGATGACCGCGGGGACCATTTGCTGATTGATACTCCAAAGGGGCAAAAGCGCGTTTATTATAAAGGTGGTGGCAAGGTCAATTCTGTTGGAGCCATTACTGGTATGTCCCTTGGTTCTGTTGTCTTTTGTGAGATTAACCTGCTTCATATGGATTTTATACAGGAGTGTTTTAGGCGTACGTGGGCGGCTAAACTGCGCTACCATTTAGCTGATTTAAATCCGCCAGCACCTCAGCACCCTGTCATCAAAGATGTCTTTGATGTCCAAAACACTCGCTGGACTCATTGGACCATGGACGACAATCCAATTTTATCCAAAGAGCGTAAACAGTCTATTATTAACGGGTTGCGTAAGAACCCATACCTTTATAAACGAGATGTACTTGGCCAGCGTGTTATGCCTCAAGGTGTAATCTATGGTTTGTTCGATATGGACAAAAATATCAAAGATACCCTAATAGGCGATCCGGTAGAAATGTATTTCTGTGGAGATGGTGGCCAGTCTGATGCAACTTCTATGTCTTGCAACATCGTGACTAGGATTCGAGAAGATGAAAGAGTTAGATTTCAACTGAATCGTGCAGCTCATTATTACCACAGCGGTGCCGATACAGGACAAGTAAAGGCTATGTCAACGTATGCTGTAGAACTAAAAGCATTCATTCAATGGTGCGTTGCCAAATATCAAATGCGTTACACAGATGTGTGGATTGATCCGGCATGTAAGTCTTTGAGAGAAGAACTGCACAAAATCGGTATTATGACCCGCCCGGCGATGAATAATTCACACGATGTGTCCAGTAAGTCAAAAGGTATTGAAGTTGGTATTGAACGTGGACAGAACATCATATCTGACGAACGGTTTACTCTTGTTAATCATAACGAAGAGGAATACGACCATTATTATTTTTTGAAAGAAATAGGATTGTACAGTCGTGATGATAACGGTAAGCCAATCGATAAAGACAATCACGCAATGGACGAGTTCCGTTATAGTGTGAATGTCTTTGTTACACGGTATGTCAATTTTATTTAGAGGTTGATCAATGGGAATTGTACAAACTATAAAAAACATTTTTTTGAGGAGTAAATACATGGCAACAACAGGCACACTGGTCAGTTTAGTCGACCATCCGAAAATTGCTATCAGTCATGAAGAGTATGCACGTATTCAAAGCAATTTAACCTACTACGAGAGTAAATGGGATGATATCATTTATCACAATACAGCAGGGGAGAAAAAAACACGCCCCGCTCAACATCTACCAATAGCAAGGACCGTTTCTAAGAAGTTAGCCAGTTTGGTTTATAACGAACAGGCCGAAATTACTGTTAACAACACCGAGGCAAACAACTTTATCCAAGAAGTTTTACTGAATGACCGATTTAACAAAAATTTTGAACGTTATCTTGAAAGTGGATTGGCTTTGGGTGGGCTTGCAATGAGACCTTATATAGCAGGGAATAGGGTCCGTGTTGCATTTGTTCAAGCACCGGTCTTTTTACCTCTACAGTCTAATACTCAGGATGTATCAAGTGCTGCTATCGTCACAAAAACCACAAGGAGCGCAGGGGAGTCTAATATTTATTATACTTTGATAGAATTCCACGAGTGGGATGGTAGCGACTACTATGTTTCAAATGAGCTTTATCGTTCTAAGAATCCTTCCATTGTTGGTGAGCGCGTCCCTTTGTCGGAGCTATACGAAGATTTAGAAGAAAAAGTGCGCATTACAGATGTAAGTAGACCGCTCTTCACCTATTTAAAAACTCCAGGCATGAATAATAAAGATATTGATAGTCCTCTGGGGTTATCAGTTTTTGACAATGCAAAAACTACCATCGATTTCTTGAATACCACATATGATGAGTTCATGTGGGAGGTCAAAATGGGTCAGCGTAGGGTTGCAGTGCCTGATAGCATGGTGAAAATGAACGTTCAGACAGAGGATGGGGATATTCGCTTTGTCCAACGATTTGAAGCAGAGCAGAACGTCTATCAGATGTTAGGGAATGAAGAAAGAGGAATCGGTATTACAGACCTTACCACTCCAATTCGTGCAGATGACTATATCAAAGCCATCAACGAGGGTCTGAATCTGCTAGAAATGCAAGTCGGTGTTTCAACTGGGATGTTTACTTTTGATGGTAAGAGCATGAAAACTGCTACTGAGATTGTCTCCGAAAATTCGGATACTTATCAGCTGAGAAATAGCATCGTTAGCCTAGTGCAGCAGTCCATTAAAGAGTTAGTCGTATCTATTTGTGAGCTTGCGAGAGGTGCAGAGCTGTACAACGGCGATATACCCGTGTTAAAAGACATTGAGGTTAATCTTGACGATGGTATTTTCACAGACCGAAATGCCGAGCTTGACTACTGGACCAAGGCTCTAGCAAGCGGAATTGTTAGCCGAGAATACGCAATGAAAAAAGTTTTGGGTCTTTCTGATAACGAGTTGCAAACAATCGCGGCTCAAATTAATCAAGAAAAACCAAATCTTAGCGAAGTAGATAGAGATTTGTACGATGAATAGGCTATCGTTTGAGCAAGGAGACGAACAGTTCGAGCTTGAAATGCAGCAGGTTGCTGATATTTACAGTCAGTTATCGATTGAACTATTCGAGAATATTATCCGTCGATTGAAGAAGCGGGGGACAGCAGACCTTATCCGAGAGCCGTATATTTGGCAATTGGAGAAGCTGAATGACATGTACATGTTGACGGAAGAGAATGTCAAATTGATTGCTAAGCGTTCAGAGGTCGCAGAATCCGTTTTACGGGACGTTATCGAGAATGAGGGGTACAAGGTCTATCAAGACGTTCATGAGCAATTAACGCATGATTTGGGCGTTCCTAGCACTCCTAATCGCTACGGGACACAGGCAGCGTTGAAAGCCTATGCGAATCAAACTGTTCAAGAACTTGGGAATTTGATTAACACGACTTTAACTAAAAGTGTGCAAGATGTGTATAAGTCTGTTATTGAGCAGACAGTTGCAGGCGTGGTGATTGGTGCCAAGTCAGCAGATAAAGCATTATCTGAAACACTTATGAAATGGTTTGATAGGGGGTTCTACGGCTTTACAGATAAAGCAGGTAGGAAGTGGCGTGCAGAAACTTATGCTCGTACTATTATCAAGACCACGACGTTCAGAGTTTATAGGGATATGCGAGAAAGACCTGCTGAGGAATTGGGAGTTGATACGTTTTACTATTCGAAAAAAGTTAGTGCTCGTGCAATGTGTTCTCCCTTACAACATCAAATCGTCACCAAAGGGTCTTCTCGTGAACAGGACGGCGTTTTAATCTTGTCTTTGGGTGATTATGGCTACGGGACGGCTGGAGGCTGTCTAGGGATAAATTGTGGGCATTATTTAACGCCTTTTATCGTGGGTGTTAACCGCAAACCTGACTTGCCTGATTACTTGAAGAATGTTACATCTGAACAAGCCGAAGGGAACGCTAGGGTGCAGGCTCAGCAACGCGCCTTTGAGCGAGAGATTCGCAAGAACAAAGAGAGATTGCATGTAGCCAAAGCGATTGGTGATAAGGAGCTAATTCAGAAGTACCGTTTGAAGGGTGTAAATCTAAATGCGACTTACCGGGCTTACATCAACGAATATCCGTTTTTAGCTCGACATGTCAAACGTGAGCGGTACTATTATAATCCTGACAGTTATGCAAAGCAGGAATTGAAACTGAGAAAGAAAATCTCCGAATATCACTACATCAAAGATAACGAGATTGCTGATTTCAAAAGAATTGGCGGTAAAATCACAAATCCTGAGCGTAGAATTATTTATGCCTCCGATTTCAATAGTATGGGTTATATAGCAACCAATGCCAGCTTTGATATTAATAACGCTTTGAGAAGTAATGGAAATATTCTACTTAGTAGAGAAGAAAGCAAGGTAGTGTCAACTCTTGATGGAGTTATAGCTAAAAATAGAGCACTAAAAAACATCAAGGTTAGTAGGTTCGATAATAGAGACTACTACAAGGCTATCATCACAAGCAATGCTGATTTATTGAAAAAGTATGACAGCGTAGCTGACATGTTAAACTCTGGAAAGGCAACCTTTAGCAATGCTGGTTACACATCAACTAGTTATATTCCAAAATATAACTTCTTCAAAAATAGAGGCATTAAAACCATTATCAACATTCCAAAAGGAAGTAGGATATACTTTACAGATAATGATGCAGAGAGTGAGATTATTATACCGAGAAACGCAAAATATGATATAATTAGTGTGAAGGAAAGCAAAGCAGGCATTATCCTAGAAATGAATTTGAGAGAGGAGTGATATTATGGAGCTATCAGAAGCACTGGCTTATGTTAATTCTTTAGGTTTGAATACAGAGACCGTAGATTTCTCAGAGTTTACAGATGAGCAATTATTGAAAACAAGTATCACTGTTGACCTACTTTCGTTAGAGGAAGCCAAGGCTTTTGAGTCAGAGTTAGAGAGGCGACGACTTACAAAAAAATATTTTTTAATGAGAAAACCAAAGTATAGCACTTAGTTCAATCTAGGTGCTTTTCTTATACCCAAAAAAACGGGAGGTACACAATGAACAAACGTATCAAGAAAAAACGAGAATTAGTTAGCCAAGTGCAAGGAACAAAAGAAGCTGTTGATATTGTATTAGGCATAATTAAAAATTTAATAGACGAAAATACCAAACAAGCAGATGAAATCTTTGAACTACGCTCTACTGTTGAACGCAATGCACTAGCTACGAATAGCGAACTGAAGATTTTGCATGACAAGCTGAAAAAGCCTAAGAAGAAATCATTTTTTAACCGTAAATAATCGTGTGGATCTCCATGCGTTTTTTATTTTGTCTTTATCCGTAGACGTTAAAGAACGGAAATAGGAGCGACCAATCGCTGAATATTGGAGGATAGCCGAATGGCAGAAGAACAAACAGTAGACCACGCTACTGAAAACGTGGAAGAAGTGGCTGAAAAGACTTTCAGTCAAGAAGATGTTACTCGTGTAGGTAAAAAGGAGCATAGGAGCGGGTATGCAAAAGCAATTAAAGACCTAGGCTTTGCCGATGTGGAATCCGCTAAAGAAGCTTTGAAAGCCTATGAAGAGTGGCAAGAATCGCAAAAATCGGAGGCAGATAAGCAGGTAGAGCTAATCGCTTCGAAGGACAAAGAGTTGACCGAAGCACTTGATGCAAATAAGCGACTTGAAGCTAAAGTATCAGCTTTAACTCAAGGTGTGAACGCTGACTCTATTGATGATGTGATTGCTTTGTCGGAACGTTTGGTCAACGAAGATACGACGATTGATGAAGCGATTAAGCAAATTGTTGGTAAATATCCGCAGTTTGCAAATGTTTCAAATGTCACCGAGAAGAAACCTACCTTTACGGTGGTAGATAATCCGAGTGCAAGCACAAAAATAGATATGTCAAAAGAGCAATTCGAACAAATGACATATGTAGAACGTCTTGAACTCAAACAAACAAATCCTAAATTATACGAACAATTGAAAGGAAACTAATATGGCAACAGGATTAACAAAAATGGAACAAATGCTAGATCCTGAGGTTCTAGCGGATATGATTGATGCAGAAATCGGGAAAGCTATCCGATTTGCACCCCTTGCAGAAGTAGACACAACCTTGCAGGGGCAGCCGGGTACGACTTTGACAGTACCTAAATGGGACTATATCGGCGATGCTGAAGAGGTTGCCGAAGGAGAAGCAATCCCCGTTACTCAACTTGGTTTCACAAAAACCACAATGACTATCAAGAAAATCGGTAAATCTGTAGAAATTACAGATGAAGCGATTCTTTCAGGTTATGGTGATCCAGTTGGTCAAGCAGCTAAGCAGATTGTTCAGGCTATTGATCACAAAGTGGATGCAGATGTTTTGACAGCCCTCCAAGGTTCTACTCAGACAGTTACTGCGAGTATCACAGTTGATGGTCTGTCCAAGGCTCTTGACATCTTTAATGACGAAGACGACACGCCGACAGTTCTGGTCGTGAATCCAGCAGATGCTTCTGCCTTGCGACTTGACGCTGGCAAGACATGGCTATCTGCAACAGAAGTCGGCGCTAATCGTATTGTTTCTGGAGTATATGGCGAAATTTTAGGAGTGCAGATTATACGGTCTCGTAAATGCCCGAAAGGAACAGGGTTCCTAGTTCGTTCTGGTGCTCTTAAAATCATGTTGAAGCGTGAAACGATGGTAGAAACGGATCGTGATAAAAAGCGGTTGATTAACGCTATTATTGCGAATAAACACTACGGCGTATATCTTTATAAAGCTGAAAAAGCAGTTAAAATCACGTTTGCTCCTTCCGTGTAAGAAAGGAGCAAATAGATGCCTAAATATACAGTAAAAAAATCCTATACGGATAAAGATACAAACACTCTCTACGAAACCGGAGATGTTGTAGAACTCACAAAGAAACGTGCCGATGAAATTAATACGATGGGGAAGCTCTATTTTGGAGAAGAAGTAGAGCTTGTTAAAGCCCTCAAAAACTCTGAGTGAAGTAACTAGACAGGAGGATAGTCGTGGTTTTTTTAACGTTTAAAGAAGTTGTCAGCATCCTCGGTTCTGATAGAATTACCATTAAGAATTATAACCGGTTTATTTCCAAAGCTGAAGAAGTTATTGATCAGTTGACAAATCGTTACTATCGACAACATAAGCTACAAGATGACCCTGTAGAGTTTAGAGTAGAGCAATTTAAAAAAGCTATCTGTATGCAACTGCTTTACTTTTCTGATATGGAAGCCGATACTTTTGAAGGATTGAATCGTGAACCAGAACACATCAGCATAGGTCGCACTTCTATTTCAAAATCCGGAAAAACAGGCACCGGTAATTCCAGGATTATCCCCTTAGTAGCACAAGATGTCTACGGGTGTTTAGCAGGAACTGGCTTACTTTACAGGGGGATTTGAGATGAGATTACCAAAACCGCCTATGGAGATGTTGAACGAAACGATTGTCTATTTAGAATATATCGGTGAAGGTGACTATAACAAAAGAGAATATGCCGGTGGAGTTACTATTGAGCATGTCCGAATTGACCGTTCATCAAAATATTCTTGGAACGGAAAGAACAAGGAGATTCAGTACAAAGCGGTTGTACTGTGTTATCAAGGGTTGACCGTTCCATTGCCGAATTTTAGAGAACAATCAATACTTCGTTTTGATGGGAAAGAGCATGTTATTGTAAATGTGATTCAGAATAAGGAACCGTTCAAAGACGTGCTATATTCGGTAGAATTGGAGGTGATTTGATGTCAATTCGTATCAAGGTTGATATGAGTAATATCAAATCAAAATTAAGCAACCAGAGCATTCGCCGTGGGAAGTTAGCCATGGCGAATCAAATGCTGATGGACATGACCAATTTCGTTCCTATGGCAAACGAGAGTGGGGCCTTACGTGCTTCTGGGCACGTTATCGAAAATGGTAATGCCGTCGAGTGGAATACGGTATATGCTAGGGCACAGTTCTATGGCACTAATGGGATTGTAACTTTTCAACATTACTCAACCCCTGGGACTGGTAAGCGTTGGGACGAAAAGGCAAAAGCTATCCACATGACTGACTGGAAAGATAAATTTGTGAAAGGAGCTGGTTTATAATGGATTTTTTACAGCGCTTGAAAGACAGTATCAATCAGATTCACGATTTGCAGATTAAGATGAAAGTTGGATATTTAGACGATAGCGAGAGCTTGGTTGTCTATACTTTGCCGAACAGTGCTGTCAAACGAGAATATTATGACGGTACTAAAGAATTGACCCTAAATCTTGAAATAGCTATCAAATCACAAGATGGACAAATGGCAGAAGCTACTTTGTGGAGCATATCGAACTATTTGGAGTCGCTGACGGAGTTAGTGAGTTCAGATGATAGTTTTACATTTGAAGATATAGAAGTGGTCAGCAGACCGTTTGTGAACGCAATTCACGAACATGGTTGGCTGGTCTTTTTGTTAAATGCAAAAGCAAATATTACACAATACCAAAAGGAGAATAAAAAATGAGACAAAAAAATGCGATTCGTGGACATTTTATCGCACCGTTTACAGCAGGAGGTACAGAACCTGGAACCGATGCTTGGTTGGAAATTGCAAAGTGGATTTCAGACATTTCAGACGATACAGACGAGACAACCGCCGAAGAAGCGTACTACGACGGTGACGGGACGGCAGAAACAACTGTAACAGCTGTCAAAGGCGCCTATAGTGTTGAGGGGACTTATGACCCAGAGGACAGAGCGCAGGCGTATATTGCGAGTTTGAAATATAAGCTAGGCAATGAGCGTTTGGTGTGGCATAAGGTCGTGTCGTCTGACGGTAAGAAACAATGGATTGGTCTTGCAACTGTATCTGAAATTGTTGCTGGGTCTGGAGCAGCTTCTGATTATGAAGCGTTCTCTTGCAAGATTTCGTACAATTCTATTCCAAAAGAATCTGTACCAGCTAACGCTTAAGAGGGGGAATTCCCTCTTTTTATTTTCATAAGGAGAAGTAAATGGCAGAAAGTTTGAATATTGATGTGAAGCGTACGGGCTTTCCAGTTACGATTGGCGGTGTTGAATTATGGTTTGACACATCAAACGAGCGATTGGCTGAATTTTTCGACATGGAAGCTGAATCGGAACGGAAATTGACGGAGTTTCAGAAAGAAGTTGTTCAATCTAATATTGGAAAGGATATTGAGGAAAATTCAATTACGAAAGATACTGTCTTGGGAGCAGTGGAGCTTGAGAAGAAATTACTTAAAATTCAGTATGATTTGTTATTCGGTGACAGCACTTTTGCGAAGCTGTATGAAGAATTTCCAGATTACCAAGCTCTTGAGAATACATTTGAGCAGGTTTGCGCCTTAATTGAAGAAAAACTAAAAGAGTTGCAAATCGAACGTGAGGCAGTCGTGAAAGACCGTATTGCCAAGTACACCAAAAAAGGGATTTGCAAAAAGAAATAGGGTGTCAATATGAAATTGAACGATCCTTTAGAAACTGAATTTGAATTCGAGGGGCATACATACTCTTTGAACTTAGCATTTAATCGAGTTCTTGATGTCTTTGATTGTATTCGTGATGATGTCTTGTCTGACATTGAGAAAGCGATAGTTTGCGTAGAGATTATTACAGGAGAGAGTGTGGTGGAGTTTCCGCTTGTGGTCGATTTGTGGATTTATATCAAAGAAAATTTTATCGATTTAGCAGATGACGAGCCAGAACAGCTTGATTTGCATGGCAACCCTATGCCGAAAGCTCAAAAGAGCGACGATTTAGTACGGTTAGTTGACTTTGAGAAAGATGCAGAATATATCTATGCTAGCTTTTTGCAGGCGTATGGGATTAGTTTGCTTCAAGAACAGGATAGATTGTCTTGGATTGAGTTTGGTGCTTTGTTGAATGCTTTACCGGACAATACAATCATGCAACGGATTATTGAAATCCGTTCATGGAAACCTAAAAAAGGTGAAAGTCCCGAATATAGACAAGATATGCGTAAGTTAAAAGCAAAATACAGCTTAGAAGAATATAGAGAGGAGGAAGACTATGGCGGCTGATGGAAAAGTGACAATAGCGGTAGATGTTGATGGGAAGAAAGTTGACGTTTTATCTAATAATTTGGACAAACTTGGTCAGAAGTATTCTGGTGCCTTTCAAGATAGTAAGGGGCGTTGGCGTGATGCTACTGGTCGCTTTTTATCGATGCAAGAAAAAGCAGAAATGCTAGGCAAGAGCCTTGATAAGTCGTCTTTTTCTTTTAAAAACTTCGCCCTTGGCGGTGCTGCGTTTAAAGTCGCACAAGTAGGACTTGATTTGCTTACTAGCTCACTAGATGGAGCAATTAAGCGTTTTGATACACTTGAGAAATTCCCGGTTGTGATGAAAGCGATGGGGCATAGCGCAGAAGATGTTGCTGCTTCAACAGATAAGCTCGCTAATGGGATTGATGGACTACCGACAACCCTTGACGAAGTTGTCGGTACAGCTCAAAGGTTGACCTCTATTACAGGAAATATCCGTAAGTCTACAGATGTTACATTAGCTTTGAACAATGCTTTCTTGGCTTCCGGAGCTTCTAGTGCAGATGCCAGCCGTGGATTAGATCAATATAGCCAGATGTTGTCTGCGGGTACAGTGGATTTGCAGTCGTGGAAGACCTTGCAAGAAACGATGCCGTATGCTCTTCAAAAAACTGCGGAATCTTTTGGTTTTGCAGGCAAATCTGCTCAACGTGATTTCTATGAGGCCCTAAAAGGTGGCAACATTACTTTTGATCAATTCTCAAACAGATTAGTTGAACTCGATAAGGGTGTTGGTGGTTTTGCAGAATTAGCTAGAGAGAATAGCAAAGGAATCGGCACGTCATTTAACAACTTGAAAAACGCAATTGTAAAAGGCGTAGCAAATATTATTAAGAGTTTTGACGAGTGGGCAAAAGCTACAACAGGTAAAACTATCGCAGAAAATCTAGATAGCTTGAAAGGGATTATCAATACAACATTTAAAATCTTGAACAATGCTATTAAAGCTTCAACACCGTTGTTTAAAGCTTTTTTCTCTTTGATCAAAGGCGGTATATCCGTTTTGAGTTTTTTTACTCCACTAATAGCTGCAATGACGGCAGCCTTTCTAGCTCAAAAGGCAGTGGCTTCTGTTACTGCGATTATTAAGACTTATAGTACCGCAGTGCAAGTTATGAATGCAGCAGTTGCTTTATCTACTAGCGGCCAGATAGCTAATGCGGCAGCTTTCCTCTATCAGCAAGGAGTATTGAAAGTAGGTACAGTGCTGTATGGCTTATTAACAGGACAATTAGGTCTGATAACGGCTGGTCAAATTGCCGCTTCAGCTGCTACTGGATTGTGGGCAGCGGCAGTCGAGGCATTGAATGCTGCATGGCTAGCAAATCCGTTCGGGCTTGTTGTTGCGGGGATAGTCGCGGTTACGGTTGGGGTGATTGCTTTGTGGCAATGGCTCACAAGAGAATCGGAAGAATCTAAACGTCTGACGGCTGCACAAGAGGAACTAGCAGAGAGTACAGATAATTTAAAGAAATCCGTTAAAGATAGCGCAGCAGCAAGAAGAGATAGTTTACAAGATGTAGAAGCTAGTCGAGATTCTCATAAGAAACTTGCTGCAGAGATTGTCGAGCTTTCAAAAAAGGAGAACAAATCTGCTGGCGATAAGAAGAACTTACAGAAAAAGATTCAGGCTCTTAACGATTCTGTGGAAGGCTTGAATTTAGCTTATGACAAGAATACGGATTCACTATCACATAACGCTCAACAGATTGAAGATCGGATATCTGCCATGGAAGCCGAGAGTACGTGGGAAACTAGCCAGAAGAACTTGTTAGATATTGAGAAACAACGTGCGGATATCGGTGCGCAGTTGAATGAGATTTCTAAAATGCGTGCAGAATGGAATGCCGCCTCTGATGTATCGGATGCTAAACGACGAGAAGAGTTGAAGAAACTCAATGAACAAGAACTTGAGTTGCAATCTACTCAAGCAGCATTACAAACGGAATACGAGCAGACCTCCGCCGTCCAACAGGCAGCTGCTGAAGCAATGGCCACAGCGACGGAAAACGGAGCAGACCGTCAAGTTGTCGCTTATGAAAATATGTCAGAAGCTCAACGTACAGCGATTGATAACATGCGTTCCAAATTTTCGGAGTTATATGACACAACAACCAGTATGTTTGATGCAATTGAACAAAAAACGGCTATATCAATCGAGCAAATCAATGCTAACTTGGAAACGAATCGAGCGGCAATCGAACAGTGGTCTTCTAATCTTGCAATTTTAGCAGAACGAGGTGTCGATCAAGGTGTTTTGGAACAATTGCGCCAAATGGGACCTGAGGGCGCAGCTCAAACTCAAGTTTTTGTTGATGCAACAGCTGAGGAACTAGCAGGTCTGCAAGAGAATTTTAGAGCCAATACAGAGGCGGCTAAGAATGCTATGGGAAGTGTTATGGATTCCGCTGGTGTAGAAATGCCGGAGAAGGTGAAGTCCATGGTGACGAACATAGCAAGTGGCTTGCAAGCTGAACTGGCAAATGCAGACTTTGGTTCGCTAGGTAAAGAAATTCCAAACGGAGTAACAAAAGGTATTGACGAGGGCGCAAAAACTGCGAGTGATTCCTCTCAAAAGTTGAGCGAAGAGATTAGAAATCGTTTCAAGGAAGATATGGGCATCAACTCTCCTTCTCGTGTCTTTACAGAATTTGGAGATTTTATCACACAAGGTTTAAGTAAGGGGATAACAACAGGAAGTATTGGCGTAGTAGTTCAAATGGGGCTGTTAGCTAATCAAGTACAGATTCCGTTTATCTCATTACCGATTACTTTCATCAATCTGGGTATGATGGCAATGTCTGGATTTGCAAGTGGGATTTATGCAGGTTCTGGTTCAGTGATTGCTGCGGCTCAGTCAGTCGCTAGTCAGGTAAAGTCTACGATTAAAGAAGCGTTAGAAATCCATTCTCCGTCTCGTGTAATGCGAGATGAGGTTGGGCGTTTTATTCCACAAGGTATTGCAGTTGGTATTGAAGCAGATTCTGATGTTGTGATGAAATCAATGGAGAAGTTAAGGAAAGCTTCAGCTATTCAATTTACGCCAGAGGTTGCGCTTGGTGTGGATAAGTCGTTCGCTAATCAAGTGACCATTAAGAACACGATTTCGCACCAAATCAGCGAAAAAATCGATACGATGACTGATAAAGCAGGACAAATGGTAGAAAGAGCTCTTGAAGTGGCCGAACAGGCCGTCAAGCGCCCTGTAAACATGGTGCTAGATGATGGCGCTTTGGTTGCTAAGATTGGACAACCAATGACTAATTATCAAAACGACAAAATCAAAATAGATAACATGATGAGGGGGATTATCTGATGAATAATGACACTATTACTATCAACGGATTCGACCTCTCAGAGGTTATCCGAATTATTGAAATTATCCGCCCTGTGGGTAATGTTCGTAGTATTGCAACTAATGATGCTCCACTTTTAGGAGTGAATTTACAGGAAGTGAGAACAGGAGCTAAAATCATTAAGGTTAAGTTTGCTATGCAAGAAAGAAACGGCATGACACTTGAACAGGCTAAACATACCCTAGCAGGGGTATTCAACACCTCTGAGGCTGTCAGAATTATTATTTCTGATGAACCTGATAAGTACTATATGGGTCTTGTGGCCGGATCCGTTGATATGGACAATGTGACAAGGTGGTTTCAAAAAGGGGAGTTTGAGCTCCTTATCCCAGACGGTGTTGCGCACAGCACTACTTACCGCAAGTTTGACAATGGTACGGTACAGTCTGACAAGATTGTCTTCAGTCTTATCAACGATGGCAATGTGCCAGCCTTTCCTATAGTCACCGTCAAGCATA